GAAGAACCGCCGCTGCCAAATTCCTGCGAACTAACTACTTGTAAATTACCACCAGCGGGATTAGTGCCTTTTGCGTAAAATGAAATTGTTACTGTTTGATTGGCAAAAGTTGAAACATTTTCAATTCTATTTGTAATTCGACAACCATTATCTCCAGTTGTCACAGCTAATCTTAAAAAATAATCAGGATTATTGGGTACGTCAGTTTGACCTATTGTAAATGATTGTCTTGTTACACCAGCCGTACCGCCTGACAATTCTAATCTCCATTGGTCAGCAGTATAAGCGCCATCAGTAGAAAATGTGCCAGTACCTCGCTGCCATACGTCAAATTTGCCGTTAATAATTTTATTCTTGCCCGCGAAATAGTTATTTGTAAATCCTGAATCATAAGCCGAAGCTGCTAAATCGTAAGCTGATTTTGTAGCTGTCGGAGTGGAAGCGAGAACGCTGGAAGTTGTCGATGTTGAATCGCTTAGCTGTACCGCACCCTTGACGCTTGTAGTTGCGTCCTGAATAGCAATAGTGACAGCGCCAGAGCTGCCGCCACCTGTAATCGGGCTAGTTACGTTAACAGCTGTAATGTCGCCTACGTCATTAGTGATCCATGCGAAATCCATGTCGGCATTTGTTGCCTTAGCCAGAATTTGACCAGTAGTCCCGCCTTTTAGATCAGCCAGCGACGTATCGACCGCCTGACCAAATACCTCAAAATCAGCTGGTAAGTCGGTAACTAAGTCCGTCGGCGTTGGCATTTGCCAGCCGAAGTTGCTCGTTGGGTTTGTCATTTATTCTCCTTATGCCACGACCAGCGCGGTTTCCCACGTTAGTGCCCCGGATATAGTATTCCACGATTCCGCGATGGAAACGTCTTGCCACTTCATAGCTTGAAGCGAATAACTTAGTGGCGAAAGATTTAGCGTTATGGCGATTTCGTTATAGGCAGCCTTAAATGACCAGCCCTCGACGAATCCTAGGAACGTACCCGACGCCATATTTGCTGGTAAATCGCTAATTCGTAACGGTAAGCCCATAAATACGTTTATCAGCGAATCGCGATCTTGATCGTCTAGCTCTGGGTTTGTAAGCTGGTAAGTGATCGACGTGAAGTTCGCTTGCGGCGTTGCTCGAAGCGTCAAGTAAAAATCGGCTTGGTCTTGTGCGTCTGTTGCTTTGTCGAGTGTGGTGTTAATGATCTGGGCTAAACGACCGTAAAGGTCAATCGACGGAATATCCTCGGCGCTCACTTCACTAGACCCGTTAGCCTTGTATTTCAAGGTAATGTCATTTCGAACGTCGCCAGCTCGAGTCTCAATCTTTAGCCCGTTAAATAACGCATGATTAGCCGTTAAATCGGTGTAGCCGTTCGTGGCTAGATAGACGGAACGATGTGTAGATGAGGCGTAGCTAATAAGCCCGCTGGCGTCCTCATAAATGTAACCTAGACCAGACGTTGCGAGAGCTGAAACTAGCGAATAAACGTCGGTGCGATCCGACGATCTGGCGTCTAGCTCATAATTGCCTGGACGATCGATCTGACCTAATCCCACGTTAGCAGCTGTCGCCCACGTTTCGCTTGGATTGTAATCTTGCCATTGTTCAGCTGCGGGAACTTCGCCCCAATTATTTAATAGTAAATCTTGTAAGACTTCCCAGATTTGATCGCCGTCAAAATCCTTTGACAATATGCCGTCGGTAAGAGCTTTAGGCAAGCGGCTTAGCGCACCGAGCGCGGTTATCTTTAGCACCTGATTTATGCCTACGCTGCCAGCTGTAATAATCTCAACGCCGAAATCGACGACTGTGCCGCCAAAAATAGGAACGTAAGTGTTAGTCGAATCTTGTAACTCGATCGAGACTGAATCGTTTATGTTTATGTTGACGATTGCCTGAGTAAGGTTTAGCAGCTCTAAATTACAATAGCCAGCCTGAGCCTGTTGGTAAATGTTATTCCGACCGCTTGAAATGGTTAGATTTGCCAGCGTGTAAGTCGTGTATTCGACGCCTTGAATCTTTACGCGCCAGACTGGGTTAAATACTGTCATTAGAACGCCAGCGCATTTGCGCCATTAGTGCCGCGGTAGAAGCTGTTATTTAGAACGTTAACGATCTGTCGAGCTGTGCCCTCTTGGTCGATTGCGCCAGATACGTTTATGTAAATATTTCCGCCACCGCCGCCTAGCTTGTTATTTGGAACTATGCGACCGCCCGATGATGGCACAAACAGCTCTGGCCCTACTTCGCCCACGATGTACGGGCTATTAGCGTTTACCATGCCACCTTTAGCTAGTTTAGGAATTTTCGGCAAATCTTTTGATCCGGGCTTTAAATTGTTAACAATGTTATATGCTGAAATTAGTAAATTGACCGCACTAATTGCTCCGTTAATTCCAGCGACCACGCCTTGAATTGCTTTGCTTACGCCGTCAATAATTAGCGCGACGCCTGAAAATGCGATTTTAAAAGTTGTACCTATAAACGTCGCAAAAGGTTTAGCAATAACTAAAAACGCTGTTAATCCAGCGCCTAGTAACTTAAAAAATCCTGTGTTATCAGATACAGCTGTACCGATTGCGGTAAATATATTTTTAACGCCTTGAATTACTGGTGTTAAAGTGGCTTTAAATATTGGTACGACATATTTGTTTATGTAATCGTAAAGCGCGGTCAAGCCCGGTAGAAACGTATCTTTAAAAAATGTACCTAAAGTTTCAAATACTGGCTGAAGTGTTGTGCCAATTTCACTCGCTAGTGTGCCTAGTGTAGGAATTACTTTATCGACGAATAAAGTAACCATCGGAGTAATTGCGTCTAATACGAACGAACCGACGGTCTCTTGACCCTCACTAAATGCGAGTTTAAGTCTGTCCATCTTGCCAGCAAATGTCTCGGCTTTTTCGGTAGCTTGTCCACCAAAAGTTTCCGCAAGCGCTGCGGTTACTTCGTCAAAACTCATCGTTTTAAGATCGGCTGCGTCAATACCGATTCCTAATTTGCCTAAACTTGCTGTGTTGCCATCGACCGCTTTACCTAACGCGTTTGATACAGCTTCGAGTGACTTGCCAGTACCAGCCGAAATATCAAATGCTAAACTCGCTAATTTTTGCGCTTCCTCGACGTCGCCAGTCGAGCGAACTAACCGCTCTAACGCTGGACGAAGTTCATCGTCTGTTATGCCTAATGCTAAGCCTTGCTGAGTAATCCATGACTCGGTTGCCGCAATAGTTGCGTCGGTTGCTCCAGTTACGTTAGTTAAAGTAGTGGCTAACTTAGCCTGTGCCGCTTCGTCCTCGATCGCTGACTTAACGCCATCGACTAGCAACACGCCAGCGTAGGCAAGCGCAGCAGCGCCAGCGACAGCGAACGCAGCTCCAGCCTTCTTGCTAAAATCGCCTAACTTAGTTCCGAAGCCCTCTGTCTCGGTATTGGCTTCCGTCAATCCTTTTTTAAGATTATCGACGTCCGCAAGTATCGAGAGCTTAAGCGTTCTTGATCCTTCAGCCATTAGTCAAACCTCTTAACGATAGATGTGAAAGCCTTTTCCCACTCAGCGATTAAGTAGCTTTGCTCAGCTCGAAGCGTTGGGTAAATAAAATAACCAGTTGATCCGCGCCCCGTCGATCCTGACCAGATTGGGAATTGCTTATATTTATTTGATCCAAATTCTGAGCCACCCCATAAATCGCGAGTAGTCGCGCCGCCACTAAATTTCTGTCCAGCAAAACCAAACGAAATCTCGCCAATCTTAGACGACTTACTTACCTTTGAACCCTCGGCAATTCGACTTGCGACAGGCGATGAGTTAAGCGACCCAGCAGCCGACGTAATCTTGCCTTTTAAATAATCAGCTAACGCACTCGATTGCTCTTTAGCTTGAGAGATGGCTTCATCGTCCATCGCTTTAAAGGCTCCGGTAATAGCGCGAAGTTCGGCTTTGTCGTACTGGACGACTTCCTTACTTTCCGCCATTTCGTTTCTCCAATATCTCGAGCGCTGTCAATATGTCCGCCGCGTCCACCCACTCACTCATCGGAATCCCTGTCGCGATCGACAGCTCTACGATTAAGTAGCTTAGGCTTCCTCGGCTGTGGCTTTTGGGCTTTCAGTATCTCCGACCGTAATATCGACCACCATTTCGCACCATACTTCATAAGGTTTGACTGGCTTACCAGCTGCCTCACGCTTTAGGGCGTTCCATGCTAGAAACATTAAGTCGGATATACCGATCTTTTCCTGAGCCTGTTGAATTGTGTAACCAGTTTTTTGTTCCCACTTTGCGAACTCTGGTGGTTGCGCTGTGGTGGTAACTGTCTGACCGTCGGTCGTTTCGATATGTATTTGTAACTTCATGCTCCCGATCTCATTTCTTTATAGTGTTGGTGTGGTTACGCAAGTAAAGCTGAGCGATACTGTCTGAGCGTCTGGAGCTGTGCCGCCAGCGCTCGGAAAGATTGGCTGAACGTCGAAGTTAAATACTGATCCGCTCGCAGCTGTAAACACGACCGATAATGGTGTGTTAGGTGCTGAATCGGCGGCGTTCCATAGTGAAGCGCACAGCGATCCGCCAGCTGGCCAATCGGCAAGCATTTCGACGTCGAAAGTTCCCTGAGTATCAGTAGTGAAATAAGCCTTACCGTCTAGTGTCTGGTAAGTGTTGATCGTTGACTCGATTGTAAGAGTTGCGGCTGTTGCTTGAGCGTCATAAGTATC